AACAATGTCAAAATAGACTCTATCTAATTGAATATTTTTAAAAAGCTTCTCAACCTCTTCAACAACATCTGCACTATCCGATTTAATAGACCACCTTCTTTGCTGTGTATCCTTCTGAGTACTGTCATCTGCGTAAATATCGAATGCTGACCCCACTTCAGGATGCTCATCCATTCGTTCATACTCTTGGTATCTATGACGGCGACTTCTTTCAATTTCGGAGTAGACAGGAGTAGCTCTATTAACAGTAAATCCTAGCCCAGTCCCTGTCTCGACATCAGAATTCGTGTATTTAGCATCACCAGGAATCCCAGGACCCTCAACATCGGTTCCAAAGGTCTTAACTACCGCATCTTGTGCTGGAGTTGCAAAGAATCTAGCAAAAAACTTACCTAATGCCCCTCTAGGGTAAAAGTAGGGGCCTCTTCCTGTCGCATTAGACCAAGTTGATTGGTCCTCCACTATATTCTGTTTATTTATTTCATCAACCATTCTAAATCCTCAACTACTGGGCCTCCTGTAGAAATTAAAGGCACTTTATTTTTTAATGGATACTGTGCATCCTGTTTAAAAGCAGAATCTCTATTAAATTCCACTGGTGAATTCTCTCTGGATGACTTCATAACATAGTTTGCTAGGGTTAAACTCATAATTAGGTCATCATGCTTATTAGAGTCCGCTGTTATTTTCCCTGAGTTAGTAATCACAAAAGTATTTAGCTCATTTAAAGTTCTTTGGGAATTAATTTTTAGAACATTAGTTCGAATACTTTCCTCTAGTTCGGATAATAACGTATCTCTATTTTTTAGTGTGACCTGAAACCCAGGAAGAGACCTCTCATCATGCCACAAATTCTCGTACTCCAGGCTATTGTAGAGCAAATCAATAACATGATTTCCTACTGTGTTCCTCTCAACCACAATATTTGCCATATTATAGTATAATCCTTCCGTATTTAAAATAGAGGCAAAATCATTTATAGGTGTTTTGTTACTATAAAACTCCGCTACGACTTCCCCATTGTATATATTTATTACCTGAGCAGCCGAGTAGTCCCTACTTCTCCCTAAAGCCGTGTCAACCCCTATAACATAATCATAAAAAGGCTCTGGGTCTTTCCATACACGCATTCTATTATTATATTTAGTATAATACTCATCAGTTACCCCCTCCGCTAAATAGGTTAATAGCTCACCATCTATAAAAGTATCTCCTGTACCTAGAAACTCGCATTCATACTCTTGAAGCCATTGCTTTCTAGGCATGTTTGCCTTTGTAATAGTCACCCAATCATCAACATTGAGTGGAGGGGTTCTTTTTTCCATTACCTCGTATAGATGGTTAAAATTTGGATTTCTGTGATACTCAGGGTGCTCCTTCCAGGCAATGTCAACAGCATTAAATGCATTAGCTTCTTCTATAGCTTTAGTATAAGTCTCACAAAACCAATTTCCTACTCCATTTACCGTAGATAGAATGAAAGCTCGCCCTCCTGTAGAAATGATTGGGTATACTGCAGCCCAAATGGTATCAATTGAATCAATAAACGCAGCTTCGTCAATAATTAGAAATGATCCAGCCAAGGATCGCCCCGACTGCTTACCAGAAGGTCTAGATTTAATAACAGATCTATTGTTAAGTTTTAATGTATGCTTGTTATCTTCTGAAATCCCAGGCTGTAAAAATTTAGGTAGCTCCTCATACATAATCTTTATCCTGTCTAGGACTTCTGTAGCCTCAGTATCTCCTTTAGAAAGAATAACTATAGCTTGATGTTGCTGGAACACTGCAAGCCATAAAGCGTAGGCAGACGCTATAGTTGTGCATCCAGCCTGTCTAAACTTCCTAAGTATGTTAAACCTGTTTTTTTCAAGTTCTCCAACAATCCTCTTCTGAAATGGGTATAATTGAAAGGGGACAAGTCCCCTAACAGGGTGTGTTACCCTAACATAATTACACATAAAATATGCGGGATCTTCTTTACATTTTTTAAACTCGTCTAAAACTGTCTTTTCCATGAAAATTTACTCCTTAACATGCACTCGCAGCGGAAAGCTGCCAAATACTACCTCTAATCTATTAGAGTACTTTGATAAATGTGAAATAGAATCAAAACTGCTAATTAATCAAAATTCTATATTTGATGCCTATAACAAAGGCATTGATGATTTAGGTGCTGATTTTGATGATATTATAATTCTGTGTCACGATGATATTCAAATACTAACTGATCCTAAAGTATTTACCCAACTTCTAAAAGAAAAGCTATCAAAATCCAATACTGGTTTTGTTGGTGTAGCAGGAACTAGAGTTTTTGCTAAAACCGCCGTGTGGTGGGATATGGATAATTGGAAGGCAGGGGCTCATAGTGGGTACGTATTCCACGGAAATAGTTTAGAAGATATGGAGCCTACCTATTTTGGGAAACTTGGAGAGGTGGTTGTTCTTGATGGAGTATTCCTAGCAGCAACAAAGAGAACTCTTCGATCAATACAAATATCTAAACCTAACTCTTTCCCTGGAACTTGGGACTTTTATGATATTTACTACACTTTTCAAGCGTACACGAAAAAGAAGAAAAATTATACCCTTCCTATCCAAATAAGGCATGAATCTCACGGCGAGTTAGCAGGAAGAGACTCTTGGCACAAAAATAGGGATGCATTCACTTCTATTCTTGGAAAATACTTGCCAGCACAAATACAATAAATAAAACCAACCAAGAAAACTTGATTGGTTTTATTTTTTACTAAGAAGTAGTAGCTTTACATAAGTTCAATCAATTCAGCCTCCTTCGCTCTTGGGATTGTAATGGTCAGAAGACCATTAACAAAAGCTGTCTCAGCTTTTTTTAGATTAAAAGCTTCGTCAATATTCAGCGAAAAGTCCACATCTTTCTTGCTGATTCCATGGTGAACGAACTTAACACCTTCCTCGCTCTCACCTCCTGCGGTGATACGCAAAACATTTTTACTGGCTTTTACGCTAATATTCTCTTTTGCGTATCCAGCAAGTGCAAACCGTAACCACAATTTGTTACAGTCATCGTCTACCCAGCAATCAGAGTGGGGATAATTTGGAAGAGAAGCAAGCTGCTTTTTAGGTTCGACAACATTGTGTTGCCAGTCTCGAAGGACTAGATCGAGGTCATTCCAAATAGAATCAAAGTTAGTCCAATAGAAGTTTCCCATTGTTTTTCTCCTTTCTTTCGACAAGGGGGTAAAGAGTCCCTTACGGCAACTCTCTTTCTATTATAGATAGGTTATTAGAACAAAAAAACTTCCCCTAAAACACAGGAATTAGGGGAAGTTAGCGAAGTTCCAACACGAAAGGCGTAAGCACTTCGGAGTTGGTTTATTATGTTAATTTGGGTCTTACTTTTTGTAGTTTTGATTTTGGGGGGGTGAGACCTGTTGTTTTTGTAAACTTTGAACCTGCTCGCTCTATGGCTTTACCTCTTCTAGTCTGAGCGTCCCATATTTCTTTTTTTAGTTGCGTTTGTCTCTTGGCTATCCCATAGGGAGTCTGAGGATCTTCTTCAGCCTCTACTAAGTTTTCATAAATTTTATCTTGCCAGTTCATTTAGATCTCCTAGCCCATCCAGGTAAACGCCTTTTAGGCTTAGAGGAGGGTTTTACTTTAGTACCTTTCCCTGTGAGCTTAGTTCTTCTTTTAGCCTCGTCTTCTGCGGATTGGGCAGAAAACAATTGGTTCATAGTACCTGCTTCAGCCTCGGTAACTTTTTTCTTTTTAGCAGCCTGAGCTTTATCCCAAACCTTCCTTGCTTTACCTTTGAGAGTAGATCGAACAGAACCTTTTCTTACCTTAGGCTTAGGACCCTTAGGAGTGGGGTCATAAATATTTTCGTTTGTAGCAGATTTTTTCCGTATTGTGAGCTTTTCGAGGTTTTTCATAGTCTCGTCTCTCTTCAGTACTCTATTTACAGCCCTCTTATTACCAGCAGCTTGTTTCCCTGCTTTAATTTGGTTCTTAGCCGATCCCTCTTTTCGTCTAGCGGTATCCCTTAAAGCGGTGGCTGCTGTAGCAGTAACATCCTTTCTCCTTTTAGGATCAGGTCCTGGGTTGGTTTTTGAGTAAGACTCAATATCGGAAGCAGCTTGACGATAAACCTTAGCACTTGCAAGCTCTTTGGCCGCTCTCTTCCCATGCCCATGTGCCCTTACGGATTTACCTGTTGCGTCCCTTTTAGCATATTCCCCCTTTCTACCAAATAGCCCTCCAGTTCCATATAGTTTTCTTCCTTTAGTTTTAGCACGGCTTGTTGCGCTTCTTGTTTCTTGCAAGCATCCGTATACTCTTTCTTGCCAGTTCATTAATGATCACCTCTAAGGACGGTCGCCTTGTCGTTTCCTCTTATCTAATTCAGTATCAGCCTTTGCAATATCAGGAGTTTCCGCAGGAAGGCCTCTTCTCCCATGCCTTCTAACTTGTGTTTGTCGAGGAGTCTCTCCCTTCTTACCATGTCTCCTGTGTTCGGCTTTTCTACGAGCTTTATTGTAAGCTACTTGTTTTTTTCTAGGATTCTTCTCAGCTTTCACTGCTGCCATGCCTTCATCATTACATTTCTGACACATCTCATTAAGTAATCTTTCTTTCCAATTCATATTAATTACCTTTGTCTCCATGGTGATCTTACGCTTTTTCGAGCTTTACTTACTTTAGCAAGGAGCTTACCATGTGCGCTCTTTGCTCCGTAGGGACCAGCATCCCCAGGAACATGCCTTTTCTCTACGCCAGATCTTTGATCATCAGGAACTGCGAAGTCCTTATCTTTTTCACCCTGAAGCCCTTGACGCGCCGAGTGGGTTTGAGCGTCTAAGTCTGTCTGATCTACATGGTCAGGGTGCGTGGTAAACTTCGCACCTGGCTTTGAGGGACTACTTCCTCTCTGTAGGACTCTCCCGCTTTTTACCATTTTGATTCGCGCCTTTCCGAGGTCTTTTGCCTGAGCTTGCCTTTTATCGAGGACTCTCTGAGCGGTTTCAACACTAACTTCTACTAAACTCTCATATATTTTATCTTGCCAATTCATATTAATTTCCTTCCGTGTTTTCTCTTACCCTCTCGAATGAAGAGTCGTTTAAGTTTCTTCTTGAAGAAGTTAACCTTCTCTAAGTATCTAGGGTCTTTGTTTCTATACCCTTTGTTCTTTTTATTCAAAATCCACTAACAAATGGAGGTCCATCCCCCAACCTCCCAGTTTTACATGCAGGTGAAGTTTCTTTCCACATACATATCCCCTGATGGTGGGGGTTCATTACATCTTCCTGTCCCCAAGAATCCCAAGCCTGGACTCCTGGGACTGGAAAAGGGAGATGCGCTTGAGGTTTGGTGTTAAAATCGGGATGTTCGCTTGGTGTCGGGGCACAAAAATTAAGCCGTGGAAACTCACTTGGAGGGTTCCTAGTCAGAAGTGGTATCATATAGGTGCTCCAAGATTTTCTTATTGAATTTCTACAGCAAGCCATCTCTGGCGTGAAGCCAGGAACTCCTGTTCCAGGATTAGTCGCCCCATTAGTATCTATCAATATGCTGCACAGATGACGAGCCGCTCCAAAAGCACCTGTGGTGTAGCCAATTCTTGATGTTTCTGGGTGGCTGTACCCACCCCCAGCACAGCAGGGCCGACACCCTGTAGTTTCTTGCTGAAATACCTTTAATATCATTTGGATAGTTTGCCCATTAGGGCCTCCCTGCCCCCCAGGCCCCCCAGGCCAAGGCCACTGAGCACTGATATCATTCTGATCCCAATTCAGTGGGTCTCCCTCTAGTTCAAATTCATAATCCTGCTCACTTTGGCAGTTATTTGAGGTCCCACCGCACCGATCAGGATTCTGGTCACCCGCCTCACCACCAAAAGGGCCCTGAATGGTATCGTCATTCATGTAAAGGTTTTTGTATGTTGTCCGACAGTACTCATTTACAAACCTAAAACTTAATTCTGTCCTTAACATTTGAGTTTGAAATCTGAGAGTTTCTTCCCAATCATTTAGCATAGGCCTACAATCAACCTCAAAAACTCTACAGGGGGACTTAGACTCCTGGCATCCAATATTTCCATGAATAGTCCCTAAGTCGGGGGGAACCCCTGCTCCCTCCTCAAAGGTTTGTAACTGTGGAGATTTAGATATGTATTCATTATATTTACCCTTGATACTAACCCCTCTACTCGTAGGGAGTAATTGATCAAAATAATCCTGCCTATGCCCATCATCAGGGGTTCCACCATTATTGAATATATCCATTATGACCTCCTGAGAGGGAAGTCTATGAAGGTATTTTAGCGCCATTTGTCCCGTCCAAACATACCTTTCGGCTACGCAGATAAGAGGAGTCCATCCATCTCCAGTTGTGTCGATGTCCTCAGAGGTCGCAGGATCAGGATCAGGATCTCCTGGAGGCGTAACAACAGTTCTACCCAAACATCTTCCGAGGCACTCATTTTTAGTCATACCACCAATGGGAGGATCAAACCCTTGGCAAGGCATACAAATTTTCTTTTTCCTCCACCTCTTAGGGGCTCCAGGCCAAAGAGGAAATGGGACATATATCATAAAAGGCATACAACACCACTCCCAACCATCAAATTCGTCATCATCGTCATCATCAGGTGGATCGAGGACATCACCATCATTAATATCCCCGTCCTGGTTAACTACATTCCCCCCAAAGGTCCCATCACCCTTTTTATGCCCAGGACCTTCAAACCAAAATCTTTCAGGAGGCCTCCGTGCTCCCCCAAATACAGGACTTTGTGAGTCATTAAAGATATTCCCAAAAACCATTACTAGTCAGTTGTTGTTTCTTCTACAGCCGTATCACCTAAGGTAGCGAGAGCCCAAGCCCCTTTATACACCCCATACCCTGTTCCCAAAAGTAATCCGCACAGAACTAATAACTCTGCTGCACTCATTTTATACACAGAGAAAGGTGTTCGTATTATATCTTTAAAGAGCAATGCCCATAATGGATTCATTTTTGTCATTTCCTTATTTATTGGAGTTTACTTTTTGTGCCCTTATTCTCCGTAGGCGTATCTTCTCTATCACCATTCTCAACAATTCCTTTAAGAATTGTCGATAGATTTGTCACGACAAGTGTGATTAAACCTGCAACAACAGCAATAGAAGTTTCGGGAACAAACTGTATTGAAAAAATGAACATGCAAACTAAGAAAGTTAAATAAAACCCAGCAAACTTTGCAAGGTGTTTAGATGCAGTCTCTTTTGCACTTTCACGAATTAATAACTCTCTAAATTTAGCATCAGACTCGGCATTAAGTTTGTCCACTTCTACTCTGCCCTCAGCTTCCTTCGTTTCTCTTTCTACTCTACCTTCTGCTTCCTTTAGCTTTAGGGCCGACTGAACATCAATATATCCTTTATTATCCATCATAGGTTTTTCCATAGTAAATCCTGTTCTTTCCCCCCTCTTTATTTAGTGTACTCCTGAGATAAACAGTTATCTTTTTTACTTATAGTCCCGTATGCTTTAGACTAGAAGTATGGATTGTTTATTCGGTCCCACTCCAGACAAGGCTGTGGATCCCCAGGACCATCCTGATGCTCTCCAGGCCAATGAGATTCTATATCTGGCCCAGATGCTACCGCAGGGGACCATCGAGGAGGTTTCAGGATGCAAGGTCCGTACTTCCACTTGAGGTCGGGGAAATTCGTGCCAGGACCCATGGGCGTATCGTCCTCTGCACCCAAGGCCATCCAACCGTTAATCAACTCGTCATAACAGCCAGGACATCCCACATTATCATGTAATGGATCGTCCTCGTTAGGCCCTGGACGAACACAAGCCAAAGCTTTACACAACCCAAGTTGAATATCTGACATAGCCTCATCAAGACCCTTGTGGTTGCCCCAGAGTCCGATGTCACCGTCCCAAGAGTAACCATTACAAAGTTCCATATTTTTTTCTGCCGCTTTCTTTATCCCGTCCTTCCAACTCTTACCCTCAAAAGTGGCGGTCTCATCAGTTCCGTGTGCAGACTCTTCCTCTAGTATTGCTTCTATCATTAGATTACTGATCATAGAGGCAAAGCCCCAAGGGCCTAGGGGAGGATTTGAACAAAAATCTATTTGCGTAGATCCATCCCCTGGGTTAATAAAATTTTCCTCATTCGTAGTATCAACCAAAAATGGATTCCATTCGTATTCTGCAACGTTGGACCAACGATGAACATACCCCTTAGATGCTAGTCCCTGAATATTAAACAAACGAACATCTTCGTGACAAGACACCTCCTCTTCTTCACAGGGTTTAACTTGTGTACTGTAATCATTAGGGTCTGAAGAGTGAGAAGAACCACCTCCCGAGCCCATTGTAAAGTTAGATACATTATTTGGACAATCTAACCAGCTTACTACTACATCTGGACAACACTTCTTTTTTGTGTCCCCAGGTTCGCAACACCTTTGTTTCTCTTCATTTAAGCAGTCTCCTCCCCCTACACCCTCCTGAAGATTGGAGATAGCTCCATCGGCTTGTTTTTGTCTAAGCCCTTCCAGTGCGCCAAGATAACCAGGTAAATGTCCTGGGTCATCATCGGGATCTGTAATGTCAAAGCATTCCTGCTTCCATACCCTGCTCCATCTAGTACATAATATTAAGTCCCCTGTCTCTGGGTCCTTTACCCAAATATCTTCAGGGGTGAAGGGTCCAAGTTCTCCTGTTACTCTACATTGACACTCAACGGGTCCACCCCCACTATCTGAGGGGCTGTCTGTCTCAGGATAAGGTGGATAATCTCCACCAGGGCAAAGACCACAATCTTCATCAACATCAACCACCAAAGTAGCGAGAATACCCATGTCCGCACTTATAGGAACTTCTTTTATGGTTCCATCGTCCATCCTCCAATGATAGCTTTCGTTTATTGTAGGTCCAGACGCATCGTTTCCACTATGATTTATAATTTTTATCTCTATGCTAGACTCAGGACAATTAGGTGCGGTATGAGTACAAAAGCGTTTTATATTATAATCAACCTTTGCATTACGGAACCAGCCGCTATGGAGACCCCATCCAGGCCGAGGAGGTGGAACAAGAGCTAATCTTTCTACCCTTCCTCCCTGATCGGGGATGGTCTGGAATTGACCCTGCGGGACCGTGGGGGTTATACAATTGTGCCCTCTCCCGCATCGCATAGTATAATACATAGGGACTGCGATAGTATACCTAGTCCGCATCCTACATTTAAGTTGAGCAGACAGACCAATCTCCAAATCTCCAAAAGCCATTAATTAGTACCTATACTATTATTATACCAAAGTTCACTTGGTAATAATATATAGCTACCCTAAGGTAATCATGGACCCCAATAATGAAGACCTGGATCGTAATGTGGCAGTGCTGGAGCACTGACGTTGTTGTAACCTACTAAATGACCCTCACGAACCATCACACCAACCGCATCTGTAATCATTTGAATATCCGAAACAGAGTCTTGAGAAGTGGAATAAGGACCCAGCTTCATTCCTAACTCAATCTCGAACTGTGGCATAACCCCACCACAAAGCCCTGTAGCGTTTTGCCCTAATTTAGTGGCTAACGCGAGGAAGTTATCAGTTCCCCACCACTGACCAGGGTTCACATTAGGATAAGTGTCTACCATAGCACAAGTAGCTCGTCCACTAACATCAACGATAGCAAAATTAAGTCCTGTCATGAGATACTCGCCCCAGGTTTCCATCCAGGGTGGTACTGTCCCATTAGACCAGGTTATGTAAGGTTGCCTACTAATATAAGTACCTGAAACAGGATTAAATATTTGTCCAGCAGGACCCATCTTTCCTGCCCCAACCGTCCCATATGAGATACCATCTACTGCAGAAACAGTCTCTATACTGAATTTCTGGCTTTGAACAAAAGCAGGTGTTTCCCAGCACTCACCAGAAACTACATAACCAACAGACCGAGCCATCACATCTACAACCAAGACAGTACGATCAATCACTCCTCCTATATTAACTCCTGTCAAACTAACATCAGACGTAGCCCAGTTAAGAGATCCAATAGGAACACGCTTGTACCCAACAGCAAGGGATTGTTCTCTGAAATGCATCGCAGAGCAATATAAGGAAGAGCCATCAACTCCTGAGGCTGGTATCGCGGATGTAGCCCAAGGTTGCTGGGCTCCTGTTGGTTGCCCTGGGTTAAGGGGCTGGGCTGGGGGTGTTGGTGTTACTGGCATAGAGTGTTCTCCTTATATGGAATCTATATTATTTAGAGAGGTAAGACTACTTTTTAGAAAATAATTGCTCTTAATATTTTCTAAGATAAGTTTTTAAGCTTTTCTTCTAAAAGAGCAAGTCTACTTTCATTAGTATTTAACCGTACATCCTGTTCCTCATCCCGTGCATCAATTTCTGCTTGAGATACAGTATTATGGATTGCTCCAAACTTTTTAAACCATGTCCTACCCTTCTTAGTGAATAATGGGAGGAATACAAATAATACCAAGTACCAATAACCAAGAGTTTTAATCAAGCCCCCTGTTTCATGTAATGTAGAAGCAGTAGTTCCTTGAACGGGTCCAGATCCCGCTACTTGACCCACAATAGCTGCTGGGCTCGTAGAAGGGAAGATCATCTCGCTAACTACAACCCCTCCTGCTGCTCCTGCTGCGACCGCTGCTGGCTCTGGGATAAAGGCTGCTGTCAAACCTCCACCTAAAGCACCACCTACTGCGTGTTTAATTGTGCCGCACCCAGATAGAACAGACAACATTAGTATACAAATAAATACTCTCATCATTTGAACAGTTTACCAACTTTAGTTTTTATTTTCGTAAGCCTTCGTTGATTAGGCCTAGTAAGCATACTACCTGCCTCCCTATTCCTAAGTCTAGCTCGTTTCCCTATTCTATCGAAGTTTTGTTTAATTTCGCCTTTTTTAGAGCCATATTCTTTTTTTCTCTTTGTACCTTCCTGTTCTGATAATATCTCATAGATTCTTTCGTATCCATTCATATTAATCTCTGTACTTTGGTTCTCTGCACTTTTAGATCTTACTGTACCCCCACCTGTTTCTCTATCTTGAAGAATAGAAATATATCTTTTTATTTGAGCTAGTTGTATGCCAGTCGCTGTTTTCTCTCTATCCCTAAGTACCGATAATCTCATTCTTGCTGACCTAACATCTTCTTTAGACCCTTCTCCAGTGTCTGGTTTTTCATGTGGTGCTGCGCCAAGGGCTCTAGCTTGTCTTCGTGGATCGCGCTCATGGGTATACCTCTGTAAATGTGCCCTACCCCTTTGTTCTCCTGCCGTTCTGCCCTCCGATAGAAGTGCTTTAATTTTTTTATAAGTATTCATGATTTCTATTGTGGGCGCAGAGGCTCCGATGTGTCTCTTTCCCATTCCCCTTTAGAGTTTAGTTTCAGTGGTCGGTGAAAATCCTGTCCTAGATGATTTGTAACGGTATCAGTTTTTTTAGTTCCCCCTGCTGTTCTATATTCATACTCCCATCTCCTTTTTTGCCGTCTTTCAGCCATGTCCTTTTTCAATTGTTCTATGTTTATTTTTCGTTTTGTTGTTTGTTGCTTAACAAAAGGGGTTCTACCTGTTCCCCTACCAGAAGTAACTTCTCCCTGAGAGGGTTGATCCGTAGTTGCAGGAGATCTTCTAGATAACGAAGGTAAGCTCGGTTGAGTTTTTGCTTTTTTATCTACTCTTACTACGGGAGTAACTGCTTTTGGTTGTGCTCCTGATTTTAAACTTGCCAAGCTTCCTAAACCTAAAGACGCTACGGCTGCTAAACCACCTAATGTTTTTTGAGCTTTAGTCGCTTCATCAACATTTAAAGCTTCTCCGATAATATTTTCATAAATTCTATCGTAGGAGTTCATAATTATTTCTTTCTCCAATGTCCCACACTTTTTGCTGGTTTCTTAAACTTTAACAGGCCCAGAGCTTCAATTGCTGATCTTCTACGCTCTGCTTTTGAAAGCCCTCGTTCT